CCGTGTGCGCTTGCTGTAACAACTACGGGTGGTTGCGCTGCACTTATACTACTCACAGTTTCTGTGATTGTATTGTTGCCAATCATATCACTAGCAGTAAAAGCTGCACTTCCTTCATTCAATCTTATATGAATGGTGTTTGCAGAGGAAGCAATAATCTCAGCACCCTTAGCATCAGAAGATATTTTATTGCCAGCAGTGAACCCAGTCATCGTAGATGTGTTGACTGTGAGAGTCTGATATCTTGACAATGTGTATGTGTAAGACCGAAGAAGTGTATTAGATGATTGTGGAACGTAATGAATGACAGTCTCGCCATCTAAGAACGACGATGCTGTTGAAGTCGTAAGCGTCAACTCAACATTGGCAAACAACGGGTCTTTAATAATACCAACAGAGCGATAATCATTCGTTGTTGGAATTGTGTTTGATTCGTTATTCGCATATGTTACTGAAACGCCTGCACGAGATGCATAGAGTTCATTGATAGCATCTGAACCATGCCCACCGGGAGGTGAGAGACTTGGTGTGAGATTTGCTGCTGTAATGCTATCGCCGTTGCTTGAGATAATAACATCAGCAAATGAATAGCCAGAGCCTCTATTGACAATCTCAACTGTTGAGATAGAGTTAGCAGATGTGTCAATCGTAGCAATAGCAACTGCATCATCTCCATCACCCTTAACAGTAAGAGCAGGACCAATCTCGAAAACAGAAGATGTATCTGGTAGCGTCGTAAAAGCATTTGTAAGCAGCACTCGACGTTCAGAACCTGTGACGATATATTCACCAATGTTTCTTGCTTGACCAGAACCCGTGCCAGACCTAACATAGATTACACTGTTCTTATAGAAGTCTGTATTTGCACTGAGCGTTACACTTTCGCTCTGAAGAGCGTGTAACAAAGTGTTACCCGCAACAGAGATTTCTTTAAATGTACCGTTTGCGTGTGCGTTATATCTAGCACCACCGTTATTGATTATGATTGCTTCGATAGAACCACTAACCGCATTTGCTGATACGTTTGCATCAGGAATGACAGGAGCAAAATCGTTTGTCGCAAACTTAGACCAATCAGAAGCGCTGATATTATACATCAACTTCCAGACATACTTATCATTAGTCTGATAGAATTCGTCGTCTGCTGCTGTTTCTGAGAATAATGGTTGGTCGTTTGCAGCAGCACCACCATTATTATCTAAGCATTTGAATACCGCATAGTTACCGCTCTCTTGTGAGATGGCATAAAAATTATCCGTTGCTTGAGATGTGCTGGTGTAACTGTAAGCAGAATATGTATTACCCGATTGCCAGTTGACACGGCGAATCATATGCTTTACATCGCTTGCTGATATCTTCTTACCGAATAAGAGATTGTCATACACATCGTTATGCACACCAAATGTACTATCAGTTGGTGCTGGAGGCGTATTGTCATCCGTAAATGGCAAGGTCTCACCAGTAAATACATAGTATAAACTGTTTGAAGACTCTGAAACAGACTCAATGAATTGAGCCGCCATGTGCGTTTTGAATTTATCTGTAACTAATTTCGTCATCTTCTCTTTTGCTTTATGATGTTGATACGGTATCAGTTGTCGAAGTGGCAGCGGTAACATTAGTATTTATAACACTATTCTTAACTACTGTACCAAATAATTCAGTACCAGCAACATGAAGAACTTTTTTTACAATGTCACGATAGCGATTGATTGAGACACCAGTTTGAATATCGTATGAATATTCTTGATAATATTTATTGTCTCTTACTTTAGCAACATCACTGAGATGTGATGTAGTTGTTTCCCAGTAGCCTGTACCAGTACCTTCTGTTGCTACAACAGAATTGGCAGTAATAACAAAAGGATTGGCAGCATTAATCAGAGTCATTGATTGATTATTCAAGTAACCATAACCAGAGTCTACAATTTCAACTGCGGTTGCNACACCATCNGCNACNATAACATCACCAGTAATTNTAGCATTATCNCCCATCGAACGAGAGACTGAATCGATAGCATCATTACCAACAGAGAAGTTTGCAATGGCACCAGAACTCTTACCAATAATGTTAGATGCTGACCAACTTGTATTGAAACGTGTTCTCTTAACATGCAACACACTACTATTAGCAGAAATTATAACACCCTTTTCTGTGCCATCTTGCTGAATAATTTCGCCTGGAGTGAAGTTACTTGTAACAAGAGTGATGTTTAGATAGATGTTTTTTCTGTCGTATGCTGCGATATATTTATTATGCACTGAAATGAATGGATCAGTATTATATTCAGTACCAGGGTTAATTCTTGTTAGTGATGTTATAGTACCCATTGTAAAATCGTCGAAGGTGAATAGAAACTGAAACTGAGTTGTTGAATCGCCATTTGGATGTTTGATGAATCCATAACCGCCGTCAAAATTAACAACTACCTGGGCTGCGGTTCCACTTGTAGAAGGTAGAACGATTGTTGGTGTGGTATTATACCCTTCACCGTGATTGTTTATTGTGATAGAGGTGATAACTCCGCTACCATTTGTTGTGATGAAGCCTGTAGCCGACACAACTGGGTTACCATCAGCATAACCACCACCAGTAAATGTAACATTGGGACTGCCTGTTGTTCCATTCGCATAACCAGTACCACCACCAGTTATATAAGCAGTGAATCCGGTTGAATTTATAGAGGTAGATAACCCAGAATTTTGATAAAGCGCAAATGTTGTTGTTGAAAGAATATTCATAAAATATTCATTACCATTTACTTCTGTCATTCCTTTTACATCTGTTATCGTAACTGCATTGCCTGATGTAAATCCATGCTCAGTTGTTGTAGTAACGACTGCCGGATTTGCTTGAGAAATAGCAGAAATGTATTTACTTGTTCCGTTAGATGTAGCAACACCGCTATTAATCGTAATGCTATCGACAAATCCAATGCCACTGTTTGCTGCTGTACCAACTCTCACATCTAAGAAATCAACATTTGCAACATTCTTATCACCAACAAAATCAGTATTAAGTGTAACAGTCTCTTCGTTCTCTAATGCGCCTGGTTGGAATGTTGCTCCAGCACCAGTGCCAACTGCATTGATAGTAAGTTCTAGATTAGGCTGTATTGCAAGGTCAATCTCTTTTAAATCTTCACGAGATGTCTTAATCGTCATACCAGCGCCTTCAACATACGAGAATGCAGAAGTATTGCTGAATAGCCCAACATATGTTGTGTTTTGACCAACGACAACGCCAGTTACTGTATTGTTAGCAATCGTATCGATAGCACCATTTGCTGTTGCGACACCATTATACCAAACATCAGTAGCACCAGTCGTTGTTATAGCACTAATCGTTTCTTCAACTCTTGTCTCTCGGCCTCTTATTTTCTTACCAGCAGTAAACTCACCAGATGTTACTTTGATATTCCAAGTGTTGGCATCTGATGCTGATGTGGCAATACCAGTTGCCCCTGCTGTAGAGATAACAACTGAGTCAATCGTTTCTGTCGCTTGAACTGTACCGTTAGCATAATATAGTTCTATTTCTTCAGTCGCTAGGAATGTACCAAAAGCCGGCTCAAGTATTAGAGTTTCAGCAGTAGTATTAGCAACAGTTAGATACCCATAAGCATATGCTGATAAGTATTGACCATTTGCTGCTGTTGTGAACTTCTGCATCTCTAGTTTCTCACCAACATGAGAAGAGAAAATGCTTGCATCAACAACATTCAATGTGATGGTCGATTCTTCATCTACGATTTCATTAGCAGACAATGATGTATTATCTGCTGTATCAATCAACAGTTGGTTTGCAAAGGTGCCGCTTGTAATCACAAGAGTTGCACTGGTGTTTGCATCATCAGCACTCAACGATACGACTTTACTATTGGCAACAACCACATATTCTAGAACTGAAATCACTGCACCATCACCAGGGTCTGAATCAAAGGTGATATGTGTAGAGTTTGTTGAGAATTCAGTGTTTGCTATGATTGTATTATTTGTTATGACAACAATATCATTTGAATCTGATACAGTAGACCTGAGAAA